GCATCGGGGCAGGAGCAGAGTTGCTACGCGGAGGTTATTGCTGATGGCGGACTTGACCGGGACCAGTTGAAACTACAGTTTAACGATGAATTTGAGCCGGGTACTATGCTCATCGTTGGTCGGTGGGCAGGTACGACCCTAGAGGATGAGGCATATAAAATTTTGAAACGATCGGATGTGTTTGCTAAAATCTTAGTTCCGAAGGAGAAGAGATGATCTGGATTATCAAGATGGTATGGATCGTGGCGAGTATGGTCAGTGGGCAAATCACAGTACCGGAAGTGCCGGTGGTGGAGCCTATTGTGCAGGTTGAAAATGAGATAACTGAGACTCAGGTATGGGTAGCTACTCCCGAAGAGGAGGTATATCCTGACTTTCGGGTGGTGGATATGGCTGATTCAAATGGGATGGTAGCACACGTTCCTGATTTACCAGCTACGGTATCACCCGATGACAATTGGGCAATGTTCTGGGTATTGAATCCTGAAATAGAAGCGATGGTGGAGGGGAATAGATGAGCATTACGCGGAAGGTCGTGATCTTCGGAGACGAGGCCAGGGCGAAACTGGTCAAGGGTGCTTTGGTTGTGGCACGGGCGGTGACTTCAACTTTAGGCTCAAAGGGGAGAAATGTCGCAATCGAAAAAGTCTACTCCACCCCCCTGGTTGTTCACGATGGAGTCACAGTTGCTAGAGAGATTGCCCTTGTGGATCAATTCGAGAACATGGGAGCGGAGCTTATCAAAGAGGCAAGTCAGAGGACTAACGATGTTGCTGGGGATGGAACCACGACCTCCATGGCAATCGCTATAACTATCCTTGAAGAAGGTATGCGGCTTGTCACGTCCGGCTCCAATCCACAGGAACTCAAAAAAGAACTTGACCTCGCTAAAGAGGAGGTCATATCCCAATTGATGGATATGGCACAGCCGGTTAAAAACGAGGAAGAGATCTACAATGTTGCCAAAGTATCTTCAGATTCAGACGAGATCGCCCGGATAGTGACTGACGCAATTAACACTATAGGCAAAGATGGGAAGCTGACTGTTGAGGAGGGTGGGCTTGAGACTGTGGTGGAGTACAAGGACGGCCTTGAGGTTGACGGTGGGTATTTTACCTCACAGTTCATTACCGACTCAAGGAGGATGGAGGCTGAGGTATCCGATTGCTACGTATTCATCACAGATGAGGAGATAACAAGCCACGTTGACCTGCTGCCGTTCCTGAGGGACACACAGATTGGGACGGTGAAAAGCAAACTCGAAAGCACCAATATCGTATTTGTATCTCCGAATATCGAGAGGTCGGCACTCGGGCTTCTTGTCACGAACCACTTTCAGGGTCACATCAAAGCCATAGCCGTCAAAGGAAGTAAGAAGCGTGATATCTTAGAGGACTTGTGCGAACTCACCGGAGCGACACTCATCGGTAGAGGGTCGGGTATCTCATTTCAGGACGCTACGGCTGAGCACCTGGGCCAGGCCAAAAAGGTCATGGCTACTAAGGACAAGTCGGTATTCATTGCCGAGAAGTCTGACAGGTTGAACAAGCGTATCGAACAACTGGAAAACGAAGCCAAAGCACAGAAAAATGCCATCCTTCAGGAAAGACTTGAGAACAGAGTGGCCCGGCTCAAAGGTGGGATTGCGGTTATCTCGGTCGGGGCTGCGTCCGAAGTTGAGATGAAGGAGAAGGTTGAACGTGTGAAGGATGCGGTAGGGGCAACTATGTCAGCATTGGAAATGGGGATCGTGCCGGGTGGTGGGACTGCACTGCTGAGATGTAAATGCAAGTCAAAGTTACTTTCGAAGGCACTAGAGGCTCCGTTATTCATTCTGGCACAGAACGCCGGGAAGAAAGCAGATTACATTGTCGAGAGGGTCAGGCATTCAAAGAAAGGCTACAATACATCGACTGATAAGTTTGAGAATCTACTGAAGGCTGGTATTATTGATCCAGTCAAGGTTACAATTGCTGCCCTCCGTAATGCAGTGAGTGTGAGCGGGATGATAATTACCACAGACACGTGCATCAGCGAGGCACCCGAAGAAGCGTTCCAGACAGCCAGAAGGAGTCCGTAATGAATATAACTGATATTCTTAGTGTATTGTTGTCATGGGGGAATATAACCATTATGTCGTTTATACCGTTGAAAATGGAGAATTTGATTGAGAAGTATGTTAAATATAAAATAGGGATTGAGGTGGTACGGAGGGATTGGTTTAGCAAAGGTTCACAGACTACCAAGGTCCTAGGATATGGATTAGATATAGAAGATGCCATACGTTCAACATACGAGGATATGAAGCAGCGAGGTATATTACATGACGATGCCTGAATGGGCGAAAGACCAAGTGTTGAATTGTAGCGATTGTGGCCAGCAATTCGTGTTTACCGCAGGAGAAATGTTGTTCTATCACGATCGTCAGTTAGCACCACCCAAGCGATGTCCGATGTGTCGCATCAAACGCAAACAGGCTAAAGGTAATTATTTACAGCAGGAGATCAAATGAAGATCAATGTCAAGACTCAGATGAAAGACTACAAGGGTCAGCCCATCAAACAAGGTGAGACTGAAGAGATTCTCACTCTCGGTGATGTAATGTTGACTGCTCTCAATTTCACAGACAAGGACAAGAAGCTGACACCCAAAGAGAGTATATCAATCTATCGCGAGTCACTCCGCATTGTGGATGCTAAGGAGTCGATCGAGTTTAGTATCGACATACTCAAGATCGTTCAGGATAACGTGGTACAAATTTATGGACCGCTCATATCCGGACAGGTTGCAAGCATTATTGAGAGCTAAAATGAAACACGCCGGGTTAACGATCTACAACATAGATGGTAATGTGGCGATTGGCAAAGGAAAGATTAGAGTTCCACTGATGAGGCAAACCGAGAACGGTACGTGGGTGCCGGTGGATATATTGTCATACAAGATGTACGGGTGGGACTATTGCGACAACGGAGACCAGGCACTAGAGGATTTGAGGGATTTATTGAGGGATAGTAATGTTTGACCTTATGAGAGAGAAATACGCGAAAGCAAAGGCAGATGGATTGACTACAATAGTATGCACACCCGAAGAGATACTTTGGTATGCAAAGATGCTAGATGGATCACAATTCCCCCATAGTGATTTCTCTATCGTAGACGATGGGAAGGTGAGAAGTTTTGGGAGAGATGATAAAAACAGAGAAGTTCCAGTGTGGAATGAGCATTATGTATATTTCCGTGGGTTTACACTGAAGACTAAAGTTTAGGTCATTACACGGCTTCTCTTAAACGATTCTAGGGTCACAAAATTTGAAAGTAATAGGTAGGGTCATTGAATTAGGGAGAATTATCGATGGCTGGTAAAGGTGGACGTACACCCGGTGCCGGGAGAAAGAAAGTATACGAGTTACAAGCTGCCAAAGATGTATTCACTCCTCATGCAGATAAGGCAGTGAAGTGTCTTGTCGATGCTGCTGAGAAGGGGAATATCAAAGCAGCTGAGATCGTAGCTGCGTATGCGTTTGGGAAGCCGAATGTGACAGTTGAGGTAACTGGAAAACTAGAGATGTTGGTCATAGATGACGATAAAGATCAAGGGTAAGGAATACGATGTCATCAAATTCTCTGAGTTGTTTCACTTCACGCCTAAACAGCAAGAGGCGACGCAGGCAGCAGACACCCACAAGTTCACACTCATGGGAGGGGCTGGAGGTGGGGGCAAGAGCCATTGGCTCAGATGGTACGCTATTCGTAAACTCCTTAAGTGGTATAAGGCTACGGGACAGAAGGGTATCCGGGCTGCGCTCTTTTGTGAAGACTACCCTACACTGGTTGACCGCCATCTTTCGAAGATAAAGTATGAGTTCCCCGAATGGCTTGGCAAACTTTCCTCTAGTCAGAGCGAGGGTTTGTCTTTTATTATAAATCCGCAGTATGGCGCAGGTGTGTTGTGTCTACGGAACCTGGATGATGCGAGCAAGTACAAGTCGAGTGAGTTTGCACTCGTGGCTATAGATGAGTTGACCAGGAACCCGCAAGAGGTGTTTGACTTTTTAAGGTTCCGCATGAGGTGGCCCGGTATATCTGATGTGAAGTTCATCGCCGGAACAAACCCCGGAGAGATCGGTCACTTATGGGTGAAGAATAAATTCATCGATAAGATCCACGACAAGAATGAGATGGAGGCAGGTCAGTTTTGTTTTGTCAAATCACTGGTCTACGATAATCCGTATATTGATAAGCAGTATATCGTTACACTCGATAGCCTGCCGGATAAACTCAGGGCCGCGCTTCGGGATGGTAACTGGGATGTATTCGAAGGTCAGTATTTTGAGCAGTGGAAGGCTACCAACGAGAAGGGTGAAGGTTATCACGTCATTGAGCCATTCCCTATTCCTAGTCACTGGAAGCGGTTTGTGGCGATAGACTGGGGATACGACCCGCATTATTTTGTGGCACTGTGGTTTGCTGTGACAGCTGAGAACGAGATGCCACCATTCAGACCTCGTAGGATGTATGTCTACCGGGAGTTGAATTGTCAGCGTAAGACCCCGGAGATGATCTGGCCACTGATGCAAGAGGTGAACGGCGATGATGAGTTGGCGTATATAGTCTTTGACCCATCGTGTTACAACAAGCGTAGGGGTATGATACTAAATGAGGATGCACCCAGTATTGTAGACCAGTTCGTGCTAGCAGGTATGCCTAAGAAACTAACCAGACGAGGCAACAATGATCGTATTAATGGATGGATGGAATGCCGCAAGTATCTTGGCGAAAGTCCGGATGGCTTACCCTGGCTCCAGTTTTTCAGTAGTTGCTCAATGGCAGTCAAAACTATTCCTGCCCAGGTTCATGACGAAACAGTGCAAGAGGACTTGGATAGCGATAACGAGTACGACGACTGGGCAGATGCTTGGCGTTATGGGGTTATGACGCGACCCTTCAAGAAAGGTGGAGGCACAGTCAGGCAAAAGCAGTTACTATCGACCCGGGAGTTGATGAAGAAGACGTACGAGGTAAATGATAACCAGATGCCGAACGTGTACAAGGAACTTATTGAGCGACAGTTGAAGAAACATCTGGTATAAGGGTATACTTTTATCTCGGATTAGAGTATAATATTGCTTGGTAAAAGTGGGTAGTGCTAGAAGAGAAGAGAACGCTAGGGTTCATCCTTCTCACATTTCTGAGGCACCATGGATAAGTACCCACAAGAGCAAACCGAAACAAATTTGAAAGAAGGCTCCGAGGCCGAGTCTCCTGACTACTCGATAAAGTACACTGATCACGAACTCTGTGAGATGGTGGACTCTGCGTTGGCTGGTGGGATAACACTTCATGACAATATGAAGCAGATCCAGGATCGAAATGAGATTTACTGGAAGGGTGAGCAGAAAGACCCTAACCAAGAATTTGACGAGCCGGAGAAGGTCAGGCCGATTGAGAACCGCGTGTTTCTCTCTCAGGAGACACTGATTCCGATTGTCACTGAACGGACACCTGAGCCTGTGCTGTTCTCCGATGATGATAATCGTGATCAGGTGGATGCTTTACAGAAGGCGTTGATCGGGAAGTATGAAGAGGATGACACCAGGGCAGAGATGCGGATCGCTACGCGATGCTGGATGAATTATCGACTTGGCATGCTGAAGGTTATCTGGGATGTCTCTAAGGATGACTTCAGAACTGAGTATGTGCGGCCACAGAGACTAGTACTTGACCCGTTTGGACGAACGGTAGATGAGTGCCGGTACATTATTGAACTATTGTCTGAGCCACTGTCTGAGGTTTTAACGAAGTTCCCCAAGAAGAAACGAGAGATACTGGCGTACCTTGGACTGAAGGGTGATCGCACTGATATGGGCACAATCGTGAACTATTGGGAATACCACACCAACGAGATCGTCTGTTGGAAGTTGGGTGATATCCTTCTCGAAAAGACCTTGCAACCGTTCTACGACTTTGAGAACCCGGAACGGAACTTTATTCGCAACCCTACAAAGCCGTATGCTGAGATCAACAAGGTCTTTTCGATGGGGTCGAGCATTTACGATGACACATCACTGACTGAGCAGGCGATATCGATGCAGGACGGAATTGACCGGTTATACAAGAACGTTTTTGAAGACTTGGCTGATAGAGGGTCGGTGGCTGCAACTGAAGACTTTATGTCCAAAGAGGAACTGGCCAAGTGGCGTGGTGGGACTAACGACAAACTCAGTGGCTCGGCTGGCGTGGATATTCGGGCAGGGCTTGTCCGTATCCCGCCTAAAGATATCCATCCGATCGTGCTCCCGTTGAAACAGGAACTATCAAACCAGTCTGATAACGTCATGGGTACGCACGGAACCACGAGAGGCGAACGTGGTGCACAGGAGACTGCACAAGGCAGAATGCTGTTGAAAGAGGGTGACACTGGCAGGACGGCGCCTATCAGTCAGGCATTAGAGCGTACTGCCTACCGGCTCTATTCACTGTGGATCCAGATGATAAAAGTCATGTGGACTGAGGAACGGATCGTATCGTATTCCAATGATAAGGGCACAAACGAACTCATCAGGTTCCAGGGTGATATGGTGAAGCCCGGCGTGAAACTGCGTATCAAGCCAGGGTCAATGCTGCCCAAGGATAAGTTTGTGGAACGCAATGAAGCGATTGAACTGATGGGTGCCGGGAAGATAGACGATGAAACGCTGTTTGAGAAACTGGGCGACGGAAATCCCAAAGAGAGAGCCAAGAAGATATTTATTCAAAACGCTGTACTGAACGGCAGTATTATGCAGCCTGGGTTCCTGGATGCGGCTGAGATACTGTTTCAAGGTATCAAGCAGGAAGTTGTCGGGCTCCTTCAGCAGTCAGGCGCTCCCGTACCAACTGTGCAGGCGCTGATGGGTATGCAGCCGATGGGACAGATGGGACAGATGGGACAGATGGGACAGATGGGACAGATGGGACAGATGGGACAGATGGGACAGATGGTAGACCCCAGTCAGCAAGGTATGCCAGGGGAAGGGATGCCGCAAGGTATGGAACAAGCATTACCAGAGGAACAACTGATGGCAGCACCAAGCAATGATATGCCGGAGGGAATGTGAAGATTGCGCCTAAGACGGCTTCGAAATCTCCAATTGATATAGACAGTATTCGACGTGCGTTGAAGAGTAGAGATCGTGTTAAACGAGAAGAGAAGCGTGGCAGAATAGTGGCAGAACCGCTTAAATCTTCTAATAATTCAAGGAAAAACAATGGCTTCTAGTTTCGACGATTATTTGACCACAATCACTCAAGACGGCTTTGTCGAAAAAGTTGTTGACGCTGTACTGGGTAGCAACGTAGCTGCGGTCCGCATCCTCACTAAACAGAAAAAGTGGATGGGCGACCAACTCAAAATCCCGTTCAAGTATCAGAAATCGACGACCGGTGGATCATTTGCGCTTACTGATACCTTCGATACCTCGAAGATCAACACTCGCAAAAAAATGTCATTTGATCCCAAGTTTGTGTATCAGGGCGTCACCCTCATGGGGCCTGAAGTGTCAGTCAATTCCCTTAGCAAGACCCAGATCATCAACCTCGTTAAGACTGAGATGGAATCTGCCCAGCAAGATATGTGCGATTCACTCGGTACCCAGGTTTACGGCTTTGGTGGCGGCAACGACATCATGGGCCTTCAGGGTATTGTGGATGACGGTACGTTTCTCACGACCTACGGTGAGCAGACTCGTGCAACGTACACCATGCTCAATTCAAACGTGACCACGGTTGCTGGACCTCTGACGATTGCCCTCATGGCTGCTGCTCATACGGCTGCCAAGATGGGTTCGCAGAAGCCGACCATCGGTATCACGACCGAAAGCATCTGGAACGATTATGAGGAACTCATTACCCCGACCATCTCGGCCAACTACAACATCATGGGTGCCTCTAAAGTCACTCGTGATGAGACCAAACGGCCTGGCGAGGCACTTGGTCCCGGCCAGGTTGGGTTCGATGCATTGATGTATCGCGGTATGCCTGTGGTTGCTGACGAGAAATGCAACTCCGGCGAGTTCTACTTCCTCAATGAGGACTATCTTGACTTCTACGGTCTGCCTGCTGAATGGTACAACGCTATCAGCCTGACCTCCTCGACCATCGAGGGTGGGTACTACGAACAGAACGTCACCAAGACGTTTGGGTTCAGCTGGTCTGGTTGGAAAGAACCCACCAATCAGTATGCTCGCACTGGTCAAATCCTGCTAATGGGGAATCTCGTGGGCAGAAATCCCAAGACTTCATCCAAACTCGAAAGCCTTACTTAATTATTTCGCTAATAAACATAGCGAGAAAGGACAATCATGTTGACCGGAGGATTTCAACTCTCAAATCAGGCTATACGTCAGACGTCAGCAATTCAGAAGGCTCCCCTTGGTGCCGTTGGTGTTAGTCGTTCAGGTTCAGTATTTCGGTATGCTAAGGCTGGTGCCGCTGACCTCGTTATTGCAAACGCGCTCGTGGCGGCTGACCCTGTGGCAAATCATCAGTCCTGCGCCGTTGTGGCCGCGGTTGCTGCTGGCGAGAGGGTAGTTCAGATTACGCTTGGTGCGACCGCTTCTACGCTCAATCAGTACAAAGACGGTTTCCTCACTATTGAGGATGGTACCGGAGAAGGTTACACCTATCAGATCGCCGGGAATACGGTCGGCAATGCTTCCAACATCTATGTGTATCTGGTTGACCCGATCGAATTGGCACTTGATACCACGACTGAGGCTTCACTGGATTACAACCTCTACGCGAACGTGGTTATCTCCGCAATTGACCAGGCTGATGCACCGGCTGGGCTTGCACATAAAGCAGTCGATACTTCAGAGGAACCTTACTTCTGGGCTCAGACTGGCGGACATGCCACCATCTGGTCAGATGAGGTTATTGCTGCCGGAGATGCACTTACAACTGGTACTGGTACCGCAGGACAACTTGAGATGCAAGACGCTTCAGGCGAACCGTTCTGGGGTCATACCATTGATACCGCTATCGATGGTGAATTTACTCTTGCTTGGCTGATGATTAACTAACTAATGGGGGAGGTTCATGCGCCTCCCCATTACTTGAGGTGTATCTATGACTCTGAAACTTGAGAATTATGATATTGGTGTAGCAATGGACGGTCTAAATACTGACAAGGCTGTCGCATTCGGTAGCACCATGTCTGTCGCTGGTGCTGCTACATTTACGGCTGGTGCTACTATCACAGGTGGTGCGGCAATCGCAGCCAATGATGCCACGCTTACGGTCACGGCAGCGACTCATGCCGGAAAAGTTATCCAGTTTGGTAAAACAACCGGCACAATTGTCACGCTCCCGGCAGCGACTGGGACCGGCGACATCTATAGGTTCGTTATCGGCATTACTGCCACTTCAAATGCCAACATTATCAAGGTAGCTAACGCAACCGACGTAATGGATGGCTCAATTAATATCCAGCAAGATACCGATGTAGACGGAACGGTGAAGGCATATCGTGCCGATGCTGCTGATGACACCATGACGTTTGCTGGTGCTGCGGGTACCGGTGGTATCGTCGGTGGATATATTGAGTGCATTGACTACAAAAGTGGATTCTGGTCTTGTCGTGCCTACACCCAGTCGGGTGGTGGCGCAGAGGTTACTCCGTTCTCGGCTACTGTCTAATTCATTCTAATTTACTTACCAGGGGCGAGTATGACGAAGCCTAGCACCTATGGTGCAGCAGGAATTTATCGTACAGCGGAACCGTCGTTATCAAACAATGATGGTTCCGCCCTCGCCTTGTCTAAACGTGGGAATACTTTTACTGAGAGTTACCCGGAACAGATAAAGATCGTGGAAGATAGTGGGTACACGTATGTGTGTTTCGCAACAGTGGGGACAGCAGTGGCATCGGCTGCATGGAAGATATTTCGAGCAGACGCTACTGGAAACATCTTATATGCAAGTGCTGATGACGGATATATACACGTGGCGACCGATCCCACGGCTTTGACTTATGTTTATAGTTAGAGGAAACCATGACAACTACAAGTGCGTTCTACCGGGATGCTAACCGTGTCCCTATCTGGACAGACGGTATCAAAGTCAAAAAGACTGTAACGTTCGCCGGAGCCACGGCTGGCGCTTGGGGCAATGACGGTGGAGCGCTGGATGGTGGAGTGCTGTTCACAGTCACTGGGTTGGTCAAGGTTCGGTTAATGGCAGTCTGTACAACCGACTGTACCGGTGTTGGTTCAACTGATGAGGTCGGCATTACAGGGGCAACGGCAATATTCATGCCTATAACGACCATGACAGGTCTGGATACTGGGCAGATTTGGTTGAACAATGTAACCCCTGCAACGTACTACATCATCGGTGAGGCTGAGGCTGCGGCTGACAACCTGCCTATCTACTTGCTGAACGGTAACGATATCATCATGACCACGAAAACTGCGAATACTGAGGCTGGTGTGGTTACATTTTATTGTGAATTTGTACCCATCTCTGAGGATGGGGATATCGTAGCATCATAAGGAGAGCCATGCTAACACCAATCAATTTTGGACAACAGCAACCGATGCAGCGTCCCATGCAGCAAAGACCTATGCAAAAGCCTATGCAAAGACCTATGCAAAAGCCTATGCAGCGTCCAGCACAACAGTCCGCTGTAAGACAGCAGAGACCGGCGCAACAGCCCATGCAACAGCCCATGCAACAGCCCTCTCCTTGGCAGCCTGCACCACAAATGCCTCAGGCTCAGCCGATGCAGCAGCCGATGCAGCAGCCGATGCAGCAGCCGATGCAGCAGCCGATGCAGCAGCAGGATCCACAGAGAGAGGCAATTATCCAGATGCTTATCAAGCGTAAACTTGGTATTCGTTAGTTCATTTTTATCGAGGTGCTATAAATGAGTGACAGTTCAGACGACAAAGTGTTAGACAAGGCGGAGGAGAAGGTAGAGGAACCGAAGGTAGAGACTCCGGTAGAGCCGGAGGAAGCAAAACCGTGGGAAGAGACTCCTGAGGAAGAGGTAGAGGTCGAGGCTGAAGAGGAGATAGACATCGACGAGGCTTTGGCTAAGGCCAAGGCAGCGTACGAAGCCCAAGGGGTGAGAGGTAAAGACCCGAATCAGGAGCGTATCGACGCACTAGAGGCTGAAATTCAAGCTTTGAAACAAGGTGGTGACAAGCCAAAAGTGAAGTTGAGTGAGAATGCTACGATCGACGAGCTTATGAGCGTGGTTGACCAGTTGGTTGAGGAGAAGATCAAGCAGAGATTTCAGTTCACCGAGACACAGAAGCAG